ATTAAATCCTTGTGATAGAGCGGAAATGGAAATCAGCGTGGTGTAATCCAGGAAACACACGGCAGGGGGCGATGCCGAGTAGCGGGTTCAAATCCCGTCGCTGATTCTGGAGGAGTTGATTATGGATAAAGAAATTGATTGGGACGAATGGCCCGTATTTGAAGTGTTGTTAGTTGTTGTCGTCTTTGTGACGGTGATGGGTTTGTTGTGGTGTGTTGGTTAGTTTTTGGAGGGTTAGATGAAGATTACTAAGGGGAGAGTTCCTCGAGCCAGGCGTGTTTTGATTTACGGTGAGAATGGGATTGGAAAGTCGAGCCTCGCAGCTGCGTTTCCAAGACCGATCTTTCTAAATTTGGAGGACGGCATCGGGGATCTGGATGTTGACTCGAGCGATGTTATCAAGTCAGTCACGGAGTTTACGGGTTGCTTGATCGAGCTCGCCAACAGCCAGTACGAGACGATCGTCGTCGACACAATCGATTGGCTGGAAAAGCTGATCTTTGATGATGTGGCAAAGGAAGCCGGCAAGAAAACAATCGATGACATCGGATTTGGCAAGGGTTACCAATCCGTAGAGTTGCGATGGAAGCATTTGTTTGAAGGTTTTGGGTATCTGTGGCAACAGGGACGACACATCGTGTTTACCTGCCATGAGTCGATCGAGAAGTTCACGAATCCAGAAGGTGACTCGTACAACTACTGGCGGCCGTCGCTGCACCTTAAGGGGAGTGGTTGTGTCACGGAATGGATGGACGAGGTGTTTTTCCTGCGGTACAGGACGAGCACCCTGACCAAGGACGAAGGCTTTGGAGCCAAGAGGGCTGTGGCCGTCGGTGGCAAGGAACGTTACATGGCGACAACTAAGTCCGCGGCCTACGAGGCAAAGAATCGCTTGGGTCTTCCGGACGAGCTGCAGCCGACCTATGAGGCTCTCAAGCCATACATGCCTCCAGTCAAGTTTACTGGCAGCACGAAGAACACAGAACCAGCAACGGCAAAGCCGGCTGGAAATATTGCTGGCGTCGTGGTCGATGGATCCAGCAAGAAGCGAAGCGTAGAGAGTGATGCGGCAGTTGAGGCAATCGTAGCCAATGCCCCTTTTTAGTTTTTGATTTGTGAGAGGTTTTTCAACATGGGAAATTTACAAGGATTTGATGCACGGACAGTTGAGCCACGAGCGGCGTATCAACCGCTTCCGCCGGGCGAGTATGAAGCGTGCATTGTCGCCTCAGAGATGATGGCGACAAAGGACGGTAACGGTTCTTACTTGAAGCTGACGTTTCAGATCGTCAACGGTGAGTTTAAGAACAAGCCATTGACTGAGTTTTTGAACCTGAAGAACGCTAATAAGACCACAGTTCAGATCGCCGAAGGAACTCTCTCCGCGATCTGTCGCGCTGTGGGAGTCATGACACCGGCCGATTCGTCCGAGCTGCACAACAAGACGATGCGGATTACGGTTGCCGTAAAAAAGCGTGGAGAGAATGACGAACTCCGAAACGAGATCAAAGGCTACAAGCCGCGATCCGCTGGTCCGGTCAGTTCGCCATCGATGGTGACGGCCGACAACAACGGCCAATACGTTGCTGCTGGGCCGGCAAAGGCACCTTGGCAGAACTAGGTTTGCTCGCCTCCAAGTTATGGCGTTGATCGGATCAATAAGGGATGAACAGGTTCGAATCCTGACCGATCGATTAGTGAGGTTGATTGTTTGTTATTAGGAGGAGGATGTGATGAAGCTTGATTTGCTTGATCGCTGCAAGAGGGTGCAGTTTTCGTTTGAATTTATTGCACCGGATACAGCGTTAGAAATGCTGGAGAAAAACACCAGCAATTATCGAAATCGTTCTGATTCGACAACATCGAGATATGAAAGTGATATGGCAAAAGGTCTGTTTACAATCACAACTGCCACGATTGCTTTTGCAGAAGATGGTCGTCTGATTGACGGCCAAACTCGATTGACTGCATGCGTGCAATCTGGGGTTGGATTTTGGACATTTGTGTTGAGAAATTGCCCAAAGGAATTGATAGACGATCCAAATCAAGACAAAGGAAAAATGCGAAATTTGTCTTTGTATTTGAAGAAACATGGATACAGCAATACGACCGCAATGGCAGGTTCCATTCGTGCGTTACGTCGGTATTGCGGATTTAAGTCTTTGCGATGTGATGGAGCGAGTTCGATTACGGATGCAGCGTGTTTGTCTATTTGTCAGCAGATGCCGGACTTGTTTTTTAAGTGCGTCGCGCGTGTTGCCAATTCAACCGCATTGAAAAAAGTTTACCCGCCTTCAGTAACGATTGCATTTTACTACATCGCTTCGCATCGTTCTGTGGAAGATGCCGACACGTTTATGAAAGTTTTGGCAAAAGAGCAAGACGAACTGTCTAATCATCCTGCGAATGTATTTCGCGAACAGGTTATGGCAGATCGCAAGATGGAGCCGAATCGATATATGAATTTGATGTTTTCCGCATTCAATTCAATGGTGTTAGGTGAAAGCCGAAAGCTAATCCGCGAGTCAGATTCGGCGTTGCAGCATCCTGAGTATGTTGAAGCGATGCGAAAGTTCGGTGAGTTGTCAGCTACCGCAAGTAAATAAAAACTCAAGGAGGTGCCTTTTAGGCACGGACGCCAATGGATCTGCGATGGTATCAAAAAGAAGCGGTCGACGCGGCCTACGAGTTCCTATGTAACCAGGCCGGCAATCCGGTGATCTGTTTGCCGACGGGATCCGGAAAGAGTCTAGTGATCGCCGAGCTCGTGCGGCGAGCCGTCAAGGACTATTCCGGTCGAGTGCTGATCCTGCAGCACCGCAAGGAACTGATCCAGCAGAACGCTGAAAAGGTACGCGCGTTGGTGGATATTCCGATCGGCGAATACTCGGCAGGGTTGAGACGTTTCTCGACGGAGATGGATGTAGTCCTTTGTGGTATTCAGTCGGTTTACTCGAAGGCGTGTCAATTTGATCGAAGGCACCTGGTTATTATCGACGAGGTGCATTTGGTTCCAACCGATGGCGAAGGGATGTACTCGACGTTCCTATCGGACATGCGAACGATTAACCCTGATGTGCGAGTCGTCGGATTGACAGCGACACCGTTCCGGACTGGAGAGGGATCCCTGTGCCGTCCTGACGGTGTGTTCCACAAGATCTGCTACGAGGCTTCGGTCAAGCGTTTGATTGAGGAAGGCTTTCTATGCTCCGTCACAAACAAGCCAAACGAGACGGTTTTCGATACGTCGGGTTTGCATGTTCGCTATGGCGAGTTTGTGGCAAAGGAACTCGAGACGCTGTTCGGTGGTGCTCAGGTGACCGAGGCAGTCCAGGAAATGGTTGCAAAGACATCCGATCGGCATTCGATCATGGTGTTTTGTACGACAGTTAAACACGCTCTGAGCGTGGTTAATGCGATCGAAACCATGACGGGTGAGACGGTCGCAATGGTCGAGGGCGACACGCTGCCGCTCGAGAGAGCTGCGATCCTGAACGACTTTCGGGCAATGAAGATTCGCTGGCTGGTCAATGTCGACGTTTTGACGACTGGGTTTGACGCTCAGTGCGTTGACGCGATCTGCATCCTGAGAGCGACCGCATCACCAGGGTTGTTTGCTCAGATCGTCGGCCGAGGACTGAGAACGCATCCATCAAAGAGTGATTGCCTGGTGCTCGATTTTGGTTCCAACATTGAGCGACACGGACCCATTGACGCGATCGACTACGGCCGGCCGAGGAATCGCAAGGGTGGCGGATCCGCTGAGACGGACAAGATTTGTCCAAACTGCGAATCGTTCATTTCCAAGAAGGATCGGTTGTGCGAATGCGGATTCGAGTTTCTCGAGCGAGCACCAAACCACGATCAAAAGGCAGACACCGAAGCGGAGATCCTGTCGCTGACCGAGCCGGAGACATTTACGGTTGCTGGTGCGACCTACAGCAGGCATGAAAAGGATGGCAAGGTCCCTAGCCTCCGAGTCACCTACACGCTCGAGGAAGCCAACATGCCGTTTGGGCTCAGCGAGTGGGTTTGCATTGAGCATGGTGGGTTTGCACGTCGCAAGGCGGAGGATTGGTGGTCGATTCATTCGTCGGTCGAGTGTCCAGCAGGTATCGACGAAGCGATCGACCTGTTTAATCGGCAATGGGTCGCGATCCCCAGGACAGTGACTGCCAGGCGTGAAGGCCGATTCTGGAAGGTGCTGGATCGAGAAATTGACGAGTTGCCAGTCGGATTGACTGTGGAAGAATACGAAAACCAATCGAATGATGAGGTGCCATTTTGAGCTACAGAAGTATTTCGCGTAGTGATTACAGATTACTAAAAGAGAATTTGAAAAGGATACTCAAAGCATCAATAGAAAATAAATCTGATTGTACTGAAAGCATTTCTCTCGTGTTAATGGATGCGTTGTTTTTTGATGAGCATATTGCACAATACACATCTTCTTTTAAAGAAAAGAACGAGTTTCGATGCGGCGACTGTGGGAAAGCATTTGAAGTCATAGTAGAAAATGTATGCCGTGATTGCGGAAGAGAACAAGGGTTTTACGACCATATAAACAATTGGAAAGGTTTTCAAAGAGAGCGTTTTATAGCTACGCTGTATAAGTCATTGCCGTATGAGATTTACTTAAAAACTGATCATTGGCAATCGGAACGGCGACATTGTCTTTATAGGTTCAAAGAAAAATGTGCAGTGTGCAGTAGCGGAAAAGATTTGGAGGTTCATCACAGAACCTACGACAATCTTGGTGCAGAAGAATCTAATGATTTTGTTTGTTTGTGCAGCAAATGTCATGGATTA